GACACACGTCTATCTTGAGCGGTCACGAGTTAGCTCCTTGCAAGGCTCGGCTGCGCGCGCTTGGTCAGATGTGACGCTACCCGCCCTAAACCAGCGGCATGTGGAACGATGTCCCCATGAATCTTCGATGAAGTCCACCCTGCCTGGGTCAGACGGATTAATACCGCCGCACTCAGCACAGCAGCTGACCGTATCACCGTCCCCACCGGAGAACATAGGTCCGCTGCCAGGCCCTGACCGAGTTCCGCCCCACTCACACAGCAGCAGCACCTTGTTATCTAAGTTCAAGCGACCGGTTGTCGTAAGGGTCTTCAGCTGATCCGGGCTGATTTGAAAGCAGAGAGTTGTGTGGTCCATGGTGGATAGTCTCCTGTTTCACCTAAAGGTCTTGAGCGTCGAATTGGGGGAAGAAGTCGGCCTGACGGTCACGGATTCGGTTGCCGTCACGCATACCGATAGTTACCATCGCCGTAAACCCATCCGATCAACTCCCCGTTCTGCTTACGGATTTCACCTCGCGAAAGAGCTGCGTCCGACTCTGCGCAAGCCTGCGCGGCGATCTCTTCCAGGTTTTCGCCGCTAAAGGTGTGTTCGTGGCCAGTGTTTGCGTCGATCATGGTTGCGTGCATTTGTATGTCCATGAGTAGGGACACTAGTCGAAAGCCCGGTGTAGTGTCAAAAACTATTTTACAAAAAACGACATCTCGTCGCTAGACTGAGCGGCATGTCTGAATTTCGCCAGATGATCGTGGACGGCTGGGCAAACCTGCTCACGAACCTGGGTGTGATCGGCAAGGACAAGACCCTAGCCGCTACGTTTTCGCCTGATCTGCTCGATCAGCAGACGCTGGAAAACCTGTGGCGAGGCGACGACATCGCAGGTCTGATCGTCGAAGCTCTGCCCGAAGAGGCTTTGCGGCAGGGTTTTACGGTGCAACTCGCCGAAGATCGGACCTCGATTGATGAAACTGTACGAGCAGCCGAGCGCCGTATCGCGTCCGTGCTCTCGCCGTCGGGGCTTGACGTTGCTGCGCTGCTGCAGAAAGCCGACGAGTACGAGCGTTGCTATGGCGGATCGGCGATCTACCTCGGAGCGCTTGACGGACAGAAACCGTCTGAACCGCTCGACGAGAATGCGATCCGATCGTTTCGATTTCTGGAAGTGTTCGAGCCGCGCGAGCTTCGCCCGGTTGAGTGGTACACCGACCCGCTGCTGCCCAAGCGCGGATCGCCTCGTGTGTTTGAGGTGGTGCCGATTGCAAGTTACGACGGCAACCAGCAGATCCGGCAAATCCACGAGTCTCGGCTCGTCGTGTTCCCTGGTATCCGTGTGAGCAAGCGGACCTATCGTGAGAACAACGGGTGGGGGGATTCGGTCCTAAACCGGGTCTATCAGGTGCTGGCTCGATTCAATCAGTCGTTCGACGGCTCTTCAATCCTGCTATCGGACTTCTCGACGAACATACTCAAGATCAAGGGGCTCGCTGAGATCCTCAGCTCCAACGATCGATCGCTCGTGGCCAACCGTGCGGCGGCTCTCGACATGTCGAGGTCGGTGGCTCGGACCACGATCATTGACGCCGACGAGAGTTACGAACGGCAGACGACCGCCGTAGCCGGGCTCTCAGATCTGCTCGACAAGTGGATGGAGCGCCTGTCCGCAGCAGCTCGGATGCCGATCTCGATCTTGTTCGGGCGACAGCCGGGCGGGCTCAACTCGACAGGACAGACCGATATCGAGCGCTGGTACAGCGCCGTCGAAGCGCACCGGACGCAAGACCTACAGCCGCGAATGGAGCGGATCTTGCGTGTGTTGTTTCGCGCAAAAGACGGACCGACCGGAGGGGTTGAGCCTGAGTCATGGTCTATCGTCTGGCCCGCGCTGCGCCAGCTCAACGAATCGCAGGAAGCTGATCGAAGGCAGAAGATCGCGCAGACTGACCAAATCTACTACTCGCTCGGTGCCGTAACCTCCGACGAGATCCGGCGCTCACGGTTCGGCGGTGAACGGTACAGCTCCGAGACTTCGATCGATCCAAGCGTCGACGACTTCCGGCTGGTGCAAAATCCAGATCTGCCCGTGACCGCACAGCCTGAGCAACCTCAGACCACACCGACCACCGAGGCCGCTATGCCGCAACAGCCGACGATCGAACTCACACCGACGGATCTGGCGACGATTATCACCGTCAACGAAGCGCGAGCACAGCGCGGTCTACCTCCGAGGCCGGACGGTGAGGTCACGATCGCCGAGTTCCAGGCTCGGAACAAGGACGTGATCGCGGAAGCGCAGCAGGCTGTGAGCGGAGAAGCTGGTGGCTCAGCTCCGACTACCTAGACCAGCAGCACCAGTTCGGATCAGCGCCGACTACTATCGAGCGCTTGATCCTGTGCTGCGCGCGCTCGAGGTCGAGCTTGAGCGCTTTGTCCGCGAGCTGGAAGCGCTGTGGCCACAGGACAAGCGTGCGGACGCAAGCGGCGATCCGATCCAGCGCTTGCTCGATGAAACAGCGCGTAGGCTCGGACGGCTAGCCCCTACACATGAGAGCCTGAAAAAGCTCACCCTCAAGTACGGTCAGCAGATCGCAGATCTACAGAAGCGGCAGCTGCTCAATCAGGCTCGTGCGGCTGTCGGTGTGGACCTGCTCACGGCCAAAGGGCTTGACGCCGGGATCGCGGCTGCCGTCTCGGACTTCGCGGTCGAGAATGTGAAGCTTGTGCAGTCGCTCGGACCGAGGCTTTCGGACGATCTCGCAAAACTCGTGAGCCGCGCGACTCTATCGGGATCACGCTGGGAAACGATTGCAAGGGAGCTGGTCGAGCGAGGGACAGTCACCGAGGATCGCGCGAAGCTGATAGCTCGTGATCAAGTGGGTAAGTTGTACGGTCAGGTCAACGGTCAGAGGCAGCAGAACCTCGGCGTGACGACCTACGTCTGGCGTACGGTGCGCGACAACCGCGTGCGCGAAGATCACGAGGATCGAGAGGGTGAGTCTTACACCTGGACCGATCCGCCGGAGGACGGGCACCCTGGCGAAGCGGTTAACTGCCGGTGCTACGCCGAGCCTGACTTTTCAGATCTCGGGCTTGTCTGAGCGCGATCGTCCTGGCTCAGCATGGAACATCCTCCTGATCCCAATACCCACCCACGAGTGGGGCAGTCGGTTCGGGCAGGTTCGCACCACCGAACCACTCTACACGCCGGTTTTTACCGCAGCACTCGCACTTGCCGCGTAGCACCGTCGTGTAGATCACTGCGGCTTTTGTCCTTCTCCCGGGTACTGCGGGCGCAGTACGGAAAGTTGCGCGTACCGGGGCCGCGCGGTACTCAGTAAGCCACGTCTTGTAGGCTGATTCGGCTTCGAGCCTGATCTGGCGTGCCTCGGTCAGCTCGATCATCACCGGCTTTACGTTGATTCGGAACTTCTCCCAGCCGTAGCGCCGCATACTGCCCATGCTGAAGGCGCTAGGTAGTTCGAGCGTTTCCTCGCTAACAAGCTCCTCGTGCGCACTACGTGCTTGGTACAGCGTGACCTTCCCGGTACGAATCGCTTGCTGTCGAGCCGTCACAAGATCGGTCTGATCTCCCCACCAGTATCGCACCCCGACCGGCGCTCTACCAGTCCGACCAGCATTGTAGAGCAGCGTTTCGCGCTCGTCTGGTCTGAGCGTGACCTGAAACGAAACCGCTTCGGTCCTGCGCGAGTCTGACGTACCAAGGCGCGTCGAGAAATCGTAACAAAGCTGCCCATTCTGCCCCAGGTAGGCGAGCTTGATCACTCGGGTTTTGCTTCCGAATTGGGTGGTCTGTGCTTGGTAATTCATGCGCGGCAGTCTAGTTAAAAGCCCGGTGTAGTGTCAAATAAAATCGAGATTCTCGACCGTGTGTTTGTTACGCTCAGCATATGGCTTTTCAACCGATCGGCGTGACAACCTCGATTCCGGCCACCGACAACACAGATCCTGTGCTCGTCGGTGGCGGTCAGTTTTTCAATCCGGCCAACGGCAACACCGGCAACGTGATCGAGCTACAAGGCAAGGTCACGGGCGGTAGTGTGTACCTACTCCGACGGCTGAACTTGAGCCCGACACAATACCGCTGGGTTCCGTTCGCGCCGGACAAACCGATCAGCGGTTCACTCACCGAGGGTTTTTTCTGGGATCGTCTCACACTGGGTGAGCACGGGGATGGTGAGTCGTTTTGCCTGTACGCTCCCGACGGCATCCCTGTCGTTACCACGCCGCTCGCGCGGCTCGCGAGGTTCTAAGAACATGGGGGCAGATCCGCGACGTGCGCTGGGACTAAAGGCAGACCGGGCTAGCCAGTCCGCCAGCGTCACAGATGGCCGTGATGTCAGACCGTGTGAACGAACGAGTGTCGGCGTGATCGTCAAGTCGCGCGCTCAGTAGTCCGCTGGGTGTGTGCCCGCGCAGACCGAGTACATGGCCCAGCTCGTGCTTGAGGATCAGATCCGCAGCGCGAGCAGCACCTAGATCACGAGCCGCCACACCGGCCCGATCGCACACCCGAATCACATCGTAGCTCACCGGATCAACCCAGGCGGCGGTGTTTCGATTGCACGATGCGCAGGTGCAGTCGTCGCGGACAGCTGTGATTACCTGCCCGGTTTCGGTGTTCGTCGTTTGAAAACCCAGCTGGTGCAGACCTTCTACAAGCGCTCGGTGTGCTTCCGTGCTATCCAGTGGTTGATCCTCGATAATCACCTGCACCGGCTTTCGCACAGTCCACCTGTCGTTTAATCCCTGGCCCGGCCCACAGGCCGTGAGCAAGGCCACTACTGCTATCGCTGATTTCATTGTTGCGTGGATTGTAACACCTTCGGTACACTCGCGCAGTGACTGTCAGACGTTTCGACCTGTCCCCGATAAAACAACCTGAGCGTGAAGGTAGCTGGCTTAAACTGACAGCCTACCCAACGCGGGCAGGTGTTTTTGTGTACCGCGACGGGGGCGGTAGAATCCGGCGCGAGCTAAGACCGCCTGAGGAGGTCTTTGATCCTGCAAGCCTCAAGAGTCTGGCTCTTGTGCCGGTCACAAACGATCACCCTCCTGAGCTACTCGACATTACCAACCTGAAACGATATCAGGTGGGTAACGTCGGTGACTCTGTCGCCCGTGAAGGTCTGCTTGTGCGCGCGCCTGTCGTCGTGCAGGATGCGTCAGCCGTGGCTGCCGTACTGAGCGGAAAGCAGCAACTTTCGTGCGGTTACGAAGCGGACCTTGACGAAACACCGGGCGTGTACGACGGCGTGCCTTACGACGCAATCCAGCGCCGTATCCGGTACAATCACCTTGCGCTTGTGGACCTGGGCCGAGCTGGCCCGAGTTGCAAGCTGAAACTCGACGCAGCCGAAGAGGTCAGAATGGAACCGTGTAGCATTGGAGGCAAGTCCTACGGACTCACGCCCGAGCAGCAGCAGCAGGTGATGTCGCTGCTCAGCCAGATGGAAGTCAAAGAGATGATGGCCGGGGAAGTGGACGCAGCCCAGGGCAAGAATCCCGGTGTGCCAACTCCCGCACCGACAACGTCTCCCAACGAACAGACCGATCAGAGCAAGCTGCTTGATCAAAAAGTAGATGCGGCTGTGAAAGCTCGTGTCGACGCGATCGAAGCACAGCATCGTGCCGAGAAGTCCAAGCTGGTTGCCGAGACGCGCGCGCGTGTCGCGCTTGAGGCGACGGCCTCACAGCACGGTGTCAAGTTCGACAACACCACCGGCACCGACGCGCTGCGCCGGGAAGTGCTTGCGAAGATCACGGGTGAGAAGTTCGACGGTCGCGACAGCCTCTACCTTGAGGCGCGTCTTGACGCGGAGCTTCGGTTGCGTGCAGATCGCGCGGTCGGCGAAGCGCGGGGCGACTTCGGCTCACAGCCCTCTGACGTGACGGGACCAGACGCAGCGCGCGAGAGGATGCTCGCCGAGCAGGCAAACCGCTGGAAGTCGTCCAAGAAGTAGACACGCAGCCGGGGGCTTAACAGTCCCCGTAGGAGATCACACGATGCAGACCAGCTATCCGACGGCACCCTCGATCGCAATCGAGGGCATGCTCGCCAACCTGTCACCGCACACGATCGAGTCGCGTACGAATAGCGACTCGTCTGCTCAGATCAGCTTCGGGAAGCTGGTCAAAGAGGACACGCTCGCACCGGCTGTCGGCGTGCAGCCTTGTACGTTCCCGACCGACGTTCCCGCCGGAATCGCTGTCCACAGTCATGCATACGAGCGCGGCACCGAGCTGGACGCGAGCGGTGTGAAGCCGACTGGGTCGATCAACATGCTGCGCAAGGGGCCGCTTTACGTGCTGGCCGGTGCCACGATCGCGACCGGCGACCGCCTGGCGTACGACCCGACCACCAAGAAGTTTGTCCCGACTCACACGGCGGGCGTCACGATCGACACCACCGCGCAAGCTGTGGCGCGCGGTCCGGCTGTTGCCGACGGTTTGCTTGTGGCCGACTTCGATTTCACCAACAAGCCCTAACCCCGCGCGAGCCCCCTCGGGGGTCGAGAGGATGACCAGACCATGGTTCGATCAGATGAACTTCGCAAGATCGCGCGGAAGGCGATCAGCGACGCAGCCGCCGCGCTGCGGTTTGACGCAAACGAGACGATCTTTTTCCAGCGCCAGCTTGAGCACATCGAGCAGACGATCTACGAGATCAAATATCCCACGCTGATCGCGCGGGATCTTGTCCCGAAGATCGGCGGCATCAACACCGGGGCTCAGACGTACCTCTATCGCGAGTATGATCAGGTCGGCGTGGCCAAGATCCTGTCGGATTACGCGGACGATCTGCCGCGCGCCGACGTTATCGCCAAGGAGACGACCTCGCCGATCAAGTCTCTCGGCGCGAGCTACGGCTACAGCCTGCAAGAACTTCGCGCGGCGAGCATGGCCAACGTGCAGCTTGACAGCACCAAGGGGTCTGCCGCACGTCGGATGATCGAGGAGCAGATCGACAAGCTACTCTCGTTCGGTTCGATCGTTCACGGCTTCCGAGGACTGCTGAATCAGACAGGCACCAGCACCTACATGATCCCTAACGGTGTCTCGGGCTTCCCACAGTGGAGCAAGAAGACCAGTGACGAGATCCTCGACGACCTGAACGGAATTGCAAAGAGCGTGGTGGTCACGTCGAACGGTGTCGAATATATCGACACGATCGTGATCCCGTTCGATCAGCACGCGCTGATCAGCACCAAGCCGCGAAGCAGCACGAGCGACACCACGGTGCTCGAGTTCTTTTTGAAGAACTCGCCGTGGGTCAAGGAAGTGATCCCGTGGTATCGCTGCAACACCGCCGGAAGCGGGGGCACTCCGCGTGGTGTCGGATTCCGGCGCGATCCCGAAGCACTCGGCGCTGTGATTCCGCAGGAGTTCGAGCAGCTCCCAGTGCAGCAGGAAAACCTGGCCTTCAAGATCCCGTGTCACGCGCGCTGCGGCGGAGTGGTCGTCCGGCTGCCGCTCACCATCGTGTACTTCGACAACTTCTAGCCGGGTCATTGACAAAGGCAGAGCCGGATCTTTACAATTTCCGGCATGTCGAAAGTCATCATTAACAAATCTGTAGGTCCCGTCTCCCTCCCTGGTCTGCTGCTCAAACCGGGGGCCAACACCCTCGACGAAGAGCAGTCAAAAATCTGGGACTCCTACGAGAATCACCAGAACGTCAAGCTGGCGATCAAGCACAAGACGCTCGCGGTCGAGGAAGTCGAAGCCGACGTGACCGAATCCCTCGAGAAGTTGAAGATCCCCGAAGCGGTCGCGCTGGTTGCGCAAACGCTTGATGTCGCCAAGCTGCGCAAGTGGGGCGACTCGGAAAAGCGTCCGAGTGTCAGCAAAGCGATCAGCGACAAGCTGGGTGAGATCGAAGCGAAGGGTAAGAAGTGATCACCTGGGCCGACGTCGTACTTGTCGATCCGACACTGAGCGCGGTACCTGTGCCCGCTCAGAACGCGATCCTAACGGATACTGCGCTCCAGCTGTCGGCGGAAACCTGGGAAACCAAGTACGATCTCGCACACAAGTACCTCGCCGCGCACTGTGGTGTGCTCTACCTGCGCGGGCAGGGCGGTGCGTCGGGCGCTATTGCGCGTGAGAAAGTCGGCGACGTTGAACGTCAGTACAGCGTACCCGCAAACCTCACCGACTCCTTGGCCTCGACTGTCTGGGGTCAGGAGTTCCAGCGGCTCTTGCGCGGCTGCCTCAGCGCGCGATTGCCCCTTGTGGTGTAGTGGCCTCGCTTCGCGATAAGCGCGGGCGCTTTGTCAGTAAGGGCGGCAGCCGGTTCTCGGACACGCCCACACCTGACGGCGTACGACTCGCACAACTTCTTGAGCAGATCAAACGCGGACCCAGCGTCAAGATCGGCGTGCTCGATGACGGCAAGGGTAGCGAGGATCGGCAGGGTGTCACGAACGCCGAGCTGGCCGCGATCCACGAGCTGGGGGCAGGTGTGCCCAAGCGCGGCTGGATCTCGGCCACGTTCGACCGTGTGCGTGACGCGGTCGAAACGAACGCCAAGATCCTTGTAGGTCATGTGCTCGACGGGAAGCTTGACCTTGAAAAAGCGCTTGGCGTCCTCGGTGCTAAGTTCGCGTCGGACATTAAAGAGACGGTGGTCGGCGGTGAACAGATACCGCCACCGAACGCTCCGAGCACTCTTGCGCGTAAGCTTTCAAAAACTCGGGAAGGTTCGACGGGTGAGCCGCGCACGCTCGTGGATACGGGGCGCATGCTTGGGGCCGTGAGCTGGCTCGTTGAGATGGTCAGGGGCGGGAAGTCCTAACCGGTTTCCAGTACCAGAAATTTTCTACAAATCCACAGACGGCGCCGGGTGTTAGCGGTCCGCTGCCGTACCTGTGCTTCGCGTCAGAGAAGCACAGGCGCTTCTTCTCAACGGTCACTTTTATTCCCGTTTTTCGTGTCGGAGATACAATGTGATCGTCATCGCTTAAACACGCGCCGTATAAAGCGAGTGCCCTGCTAACCATGTCTCGCGTGCTTTCGTCCAGCATCACTCAATCTACCTCACTGAAGTCTTGAGCCGTTTGATGAGCATCGTAATTCGCATGCCTTACGATGGTTTCGTAAGGCTGCGTGCTCGATTTACGCCACCACGATATGCA